TAAAATGACGTACTATCATTTGATTATCTTTAGCTTGTTATACCAGCGTGAAGAGAAAGGGAACCACCCGATTAGGAATGATTCCCCGAAAATAGTTACTTTATATAGTTTGCTCATATTTATATCGTTTTGAGCCATACGGCAGACATTCAACCGCCGTATGACAATGCGCTTATTCAACTATCACCCAATCGTTAGCAAGCATATCCGTCTGTGATGCAAGCCAACCATTTACAATGGTGCCATCGGCAGCTTTCATACATAAGTATGCAGTAAATTTGATTTTATCAGTTTCGGAATCTCCGTAATTATCTGATACCCATATTTTGAATGATTCGGGTAATGATTTAACCTGATTTACGATCATATTAGTAGGCAAGCTATCTTCCGGACGCATGAATATAAACATGCCTTTACCGTTCCATCCTTTACGGGTTACAAGATGCCCTCTCTTAAGGGACTCAAGTGCCTGCCCGAATGTTCCTGTTTCTTCTCCAAGCAATTCACATTCCATCGCTCCTTGTCCATAAATGGTTTCAATAGTTCCTTTGTAGCTTTCAAGTTCAGGGAACGTTGCTACTACACTCGCTGCATATTCGGCAGCCTTTTCATTTAATGTTTTCATTTTAATAAATATTTTTGATTAAACATTGAATCCGCTTCCTGAAACTGCTTCGTGAAGCGATTCTCTTTATATTTTCTCGGCGAAGCACATCCCACTATTAAATCGAGAATAGCACATATTAAAAGTATTTTCTTCATTCCTAAGCTGGTTTTGAATTATTGTTTAAATTCCGGTAAAACACCGAGATATAAGTACCGATTATCAACGGTTCTGTGTGCTGTAATGTAGAATAATACATCGCCTTCATTTTTAATGGCGTCGCATCCTTGTATAAAGTCTCTTGAGTAATATGCAGGAGGTATGATTTCCCCTATATAGTTATATAACCTTTCGTCAATATAATCACCTGGCGATAAAAAGTCATCCAAGTCTTTATCCTGTTTTACCCATTGTTTAAAAGTCTTTTTCATTTCGAATTAGTTTTGAGCGTTATTTATTTCTCTTTTAACGAAACATTCTATAAGAGGACGGGAATAAGGTGGGTTCAACCAAACACGTCCTTTCCATTCCTGTTTTAATCCATCGTCATTTTTGTTGTACATGACACTTGCTGTTTTATAGAGGGGGGGGGCTACCGGGGCACATGGGTCTAAATCAAATTCACCCAATGCGTCTATAATTTCTTTCGGTGTGTACCATTCATCGGTACTATTAGCCGATTTTTCAAAAGTTGTATTCATTTCTATATCATTTTGAATTATTTTTTTATAACTACCGCCATTGTACTAATAGAAGTGCCACTCTCTTTAAACTCGCCTGCGCTGATTTCAAACACTTCTCCATGTACTTCTTTCAGCCAGTTGCGGAAATCAATACATCTCTTTTCCGAAGCGAATTTCCAGTGTTGGCTGGTTATTGCTGCAAGTGTGCCGCCTTCTTCCAACCGATCATACATAAGCCTGACATGCTCTATATCCTGATTACCGGAAAACGGAGGATTTGCAATAATCTTAGTGTAACTACCTACACTGTCTTTGGTAAAGTCTTCATCAAGCAATATTACGTTGTTAAGGGTGTGAAGAAATTCTCTGTTTTCCGGCATCAGCTCATAACACTCAACCATCACAGAAGGACAAGCTCGGTGAATTGCTTTAATAAGCGCGCCACGCCCGGCACTTGGCTCCAGTACCGTATCATCCTCATGTATCCCTCCGGCAAGCATAACCAGCCAGTCGGCAACATCGGCCGGAGTTTCAAAAAACTGGTAATCCTGCTGTAGGTTGCACCGTTTACCCTCTTTCAAAACGGAAAACACACGTTTCGGATTAAACGGGAATGTGAAACCCTGTATCTTCCCACCTTGCCATGAGCCGCCGGCTTCTTCTATCCACTTCTTTGCTTCGGCATAAGACTTTTTGTTAAATTGAACTTGAGGAAGTTTCAGAACACCGTCCTCAAGAGTACAATGTTTCAATATCTCTTCCACACTCCATTTTTTGCCTTCGTCAGCCTGCTTTTTCTTTTCAGCTATCGGAACATCCGGCGCTAACAGTGAAGATATTTTTTCTACAACTATGTTGTTTGCGTCCATGAAGGCACTGACGCAAGATATCGCTTCGATCAAGAAATCGGTGTCAACATGCCCGGCATCGTCATAGATGTCTATCCCTTCGGTCATGGATGACAGTTCATTGAGCTGCGCAACACTACCATGTAACGTTTCGATTAAAATCTTTTTTTTGTTCGTCATAACTTTTTTGCAAATAAATTCTAGTTGTGTCTACACTCCCATGGCCTAAAAGGTCAGCGAGTTGAATTACATCTTTGTTTTTTTTAAGGAACATCTTAGCGAAAAAATGGCGAAAGGCGTGTGCGTGCATCTTCTTTGAATCAATGCCGCAATGTTTACCCCATGCTTTCAAGTGCTGGGAAAAGCCTCTCTGGGTCAACGGTCCGAATCTCCCTACCGCAAAAAGCCCGGTCTTACCATGTTCCTTAGCATAGGCCTTCGCTTCTTGCTGCAATTGCTTTTGGAAGAAAAAACGTCTGTACTTGTTACCCTTTCCTTTTAATGTCACTTCCCCGGATATGATGTCTTCCCACGTGAACTGCTGGAATTCCGACAGACGGGCACCCGTTGTACCCAATACCTTGATAAAAAAGTAGTAATCCTTATTGTTTTTTCCCTTGAGATATTCCAACAGCCGGTTATATTCCTCTTCGGTCGGCACATTGTTCACATCAAGCTTGCGCTTTATTTTGGGGCGATTCAGCTCTATAGGCTTCTTCAGCCATTTAGAAAATCTTTCGATTGCTGTAATCCGCAAACGGATGGTAGCGGGAGATAATTTTTCTTCTTCAAGACTTTTTATAAACCTCCTGCAATTATCCATGTTTACCTCATTGGCGTATTCGAAATACTTCTTCATGGATGTATAATAGATATAAACTGTATGAGAAGAGTAATCATTGTTGTCAGTCAGCCATATAATGAAATCATTAAGTTGTTTCTTGTTCTTATCCGAAATGACATCAAGTTTTTCCAAAGGTTTCACCGCCTTTTCCCTTTTTCCATATCCGATGTTGAGATAGGATAATAGATCGCATATAGCTGAACACATTAGCGAATGACGCACCATGACATCTGCATTTTCACGCTTGTAATTCAAATAACCACGGCGGTTCACTTCTTTGGTCATCTCTAAAAAATCCGTGACATGCTTGATATATTTCCCGACAGTATCATAAGTCCTGCCTGTTGTGTATAAGTAAGAAATATAATCAGTTAATATCTTCTGCCTGTCATTATTCATAATCTTGTTTAATTAAATTATACCAATCATTGCTATCTTCAAAAAAACATCTGTATCCATTAGCCGTATGTTTGCCTCTCACTTTCCGACATATAGCACTGATCAAAGAAGGAGCCACGCCAATCATCTTACCAGCCATTTGTATCGAAGGGAATACTCCACATAATTTCTCATCCTTTATCAAAACAACGCTCTTTTTATTCATGCCTGCACCAGTCTTATGCCAAGCCCCACGTCCTTTAGACAGATTTTTTATACTTCTGGCCTTGGAACGTTTTGAATGATAAACCATTTTACGACCCTTGTTGTGAGAAACACAACCCTTTAAAAATCGTCCGGTAATAAAGTCTCTCTCAAATCGCTCAGGCGGTATATATAATTCACTCATATCTCACTCCTTTCTTTCTTTTTATGTATAAATTGTTTTTCCATAAATTTTAGCGGCAGCATATTCAAGATTACACCCCTTTGAATCAACCCAACCAGGTGCAAAATAAACGACGTCACATTCCAAAAGCCCTTCTATATCCTTCCCCATGTGATAGGAGTATGGTTTTTCGCTATCTGGAGATAGATCGAAAGGTGTCACAACTTCAAAACCTTCCTCTTCCCACATTAGCTTGTAGCTTTCTGCTTCCAAGGCAACGGCGTTAAGTGAGAAGCCACTAATTGGCAGGCTGATATATAGTTTCTTTTTCTTCATTTCTATATAGTTTGAAGCTAATTAGGTTACATCATTAATACTGATTTCTCCTTTTAAAACTCGTTCTACCTGCCGGTCAAGTAATTCTTGAAATTCTATTTGGCATATAAGAGAGCAATCCGGTATCATCTCTTCCGGCATTTCTCCACGGTTAGGAGAAAGCTCATCAAGAAATATTTTTCCAGATTGGTCTTTCAGACACGTTGCTCCTACTTCTCGTTCAATTTTAGCCATCCGATCAAACACATTCGGGAAATCCTTCCGTATCTTATTCCAGTAGCCCATTCCACCTTTGACACAACCGATACAATTATTGTTATTGTAACCCATCTTGTACATGGCAGGGATTTCAATGCCAGCTTTCCAAAGCATTCCCATTGCATCTTGCTTGGTTATCTGTCGCTCGATAAGTGGGAACAACGGCTTTGTATCAGGATATTGCTGTTTAAAGCGGACAGCACGGTTTATTTCTTTCGGGTCAAAGTCGAATCCCCAGACTTGACCGTCCCAAGAACCAAGTTCCTTCTCCAGCTTGTAACGGACTTGTTTCTTTAGTTCGAATGTGCAAGCTGCACCAGTAGGACCATTGATGTACCGTTTTTTAATCAGTACATCTTTTACGTTGAAAAACTTATCGCTGCGAATGGTATGAATTGGCTGCCCGTACCATCTCTCGCAATCTGAGATAAATCGGACATTATCTGGATGCCCGGAACCAGTTTCGATATAATAGAGTTGTACATCGTTATACAAGCTCAATGCAATCTTACAAGCAACTGCGGATGTTACACCGCAACTAAACCAAGCTATTATCATTTTATTCCTTTCCGTACCGTTATTCGTTAATTGGCAGTTTCATAAAGCACATCCATATTGTTTTGCTCTGCCTTCCAGTGGTATGTCCAAATAGAGGTTTAAAAGGGATAACAGACAATACATCCACTGTTTTTATTTCACTCTCGTTCCATTTGAATACAAGCGTGCCGTTAGGCTTCAAGACGCGCATACACTCAGTAAATCCATCGTGTATTAGTGACTGCCAGTCTTTCGGCAGTTTTCCGTACTTTTTAGCCATCCATGAGGTTTCACCAAGTGTTTTTAGATGAGGTGGGTCAAATACCACCATGTAGAAAGAATTGTCCTCAAACGGCAAGTGGGTGAAATCTGCTATTATATCCGGTTTTATCTCTATGGTTCTGATCTTATCTCTATCCTTGGCTGTTACTATCTCTGATCTCTTATCAACGAATAAGGCAAGAGGATTATGTTTGTTAAACCAAAACATTCTACTGCCACAGCAGGCATCTAATATAAGTTTTCCATTTTCCATTAAGCTATTTCTTTTAATTTCTTCAATCTCAACTTTTTCAATACTTTACAAAGTGCTTCAGTATTTTTTCTCGCTTGTGTAACCTCCACCGCATTCCCGATAAATTTCTTTTGGTCAGCTTGTGTGCCTATTAAAACATAATCTTCAGGGAATCCCATAATCTTTTTGAGTTCCGGAATGCGAAGCATCCGCATTTTAATATCCACTATGCCATACAGTGCCATGAACTCCTTTATCTTCAC